CATCGCGGCCGTCCTGACGACTGGCAATGGGTACGCCAACAAGACCGACATTCAGATGGTGGTGACCACGGGCACGGTCAACTCCGTGTCGGCAGTGGGCTCCGTGGTCGGCATCGGCTCGATCGGTGGGCGGTCACCGTGGGATGCTGCCACGACCCAGTTCAAGAATGGCGTTTCCTTCGGCCTCGCGCTGAGCGATCTGCGGAGCGGCACGGCTCAGGCGGGATCAACCAACACGATCACGCTGGACGCATCTGCGTCCTCCACCAATCGCACCTATGTGGGGTGCTTTATCGGTGCGCCGCAGGGCATCGGCGTCGGTCAGTATTCGCTCTGCATCGACTACGATGGCACGAGCAAGGTGGCGGTCCTCGCCGATGTGCAGGCGACGGCGTTCACCAGTGCCACGAACTTCTCGATTCGGCCCGGCCCAGGACTCGCGGCGCTCGGGATCATCGACTGCGGCACCGCACAGTCCGCCTCCGCGACCGGCATCGTGGGACGGTCGGCGGCTGCGTTTGACGACCACACGCTGATCGGTGCGACGCTCTGGGTGTTCGGCTCGAACCAGGGCTACTGGCAGCGCCGCCTCATCACGGAAAACCTGCTGTCGGGCGACGCGTACACGACCGACACCTTCGATGTGACTCCGACCGGGACGATCTATTACATGATCTTCGGATCGGCACCGGGCTCGACGGCCGTGCCGCCGCAGGTCGATGTCCGGCAGTGGATCGGGACGGCTGTTCCCGCGCCGACCGTCGCCGGCTACCCGATGGTGATTCTGAAGGCGGCGCCGCAGGTCAAGAAGAACGTGGCGCTGGCGAACTTCCCGTTCGTCATGACCGTGGCCGGTGTGCCGACAGCGGGGCTCACCGTCACCGCCACCCGGAGTCTCGATGGTGCGGCGTTCGCCGCCTGCGCCAATGCGGCGAGCAGTCTGTCGGCGGGGTCCTACAAGATCAGCCTCAATGCCACGGACCTGAACGCCGATACGGTCCAACTCCGGTTCACGGCGGCGGGTGCCGACGATACGTTCCTGACCATCGTCACGACCGCGGCCTCCTGATGCGGCCCTACACGGTGCCGGAGCGGTACGCACCGCTCCCGACGGACAGGAAACTCACCCCAGACGAGATGGGGGAGTTCATGGTGGTCACTGAGGAGCCGCGCCGGGCGACGGCTGAAGAAATCGAGCAATGGCTGAAGCGGAAACAGATGCCGGAGCCGATTGCCCCGGCGCTGGCTGCCATTCCGATCACGCCGGACATGGCACCGATCCTCCGCGAGCTGATTCGGAACCAGATGAAGATCCAACTCTACGTCACCCAGCGGGCCGATTTCGAGCGTCGGCGTGACGTTGGTACACGGACCGTCATGGTGCAGATGGTGCAGTCGATTCCGTGGAAGCAGGAAATCTTCCGCTGGCTTGATGAGTATTTCGAGGCCAAGATGAAGGCGTTCTATCAGATCCACGACGACGCCGTGGTGGCCCTCCGCTCGCTCAATATGCGGGCACTGCGGCTACGGGCGCATGGTGCCGTGATTGTCCACCTGGGCCGTCTCGGTCGTCTCTGGCACCGCTGGAAGACGCGGTAACATGAATCTCCTTGAATGGGCGGGTCGCGTCGGCAAATTCTTCCAAGGTGGCGTGGTCTGGAAGACGGACCTGGCTGGTGCAGGACCACCGCCCGCTTTCGGCCCCTGGTACGTCGATGCCACGCTCGGATCGGACGCCAACGTCGGCAATTCCTCACTGCTGCCGTGGCAAACCGTGGCGGAGATGTTGTCAGAGAGTTTCCCTAGCGATACCGTCAACTGGAAAAAGGGCGAGACCTGGCGGGAATATGCGTTGGACCCTCCCACGGCGCAGACGTGGCAAAACTACGGGTCCGGCTCCGTACTACCCCGGATTTCCTGCATGGATGTGGTGGTCGGGACGTGGACCAATACGTCAGGTACCATCTGGACGATTCCCTATCCGACCGTGCTGCCCTCGGTGAGCGGTGTGGATGTCGATGGCTTGCATTATCCGCCGGCGGCAAGCGTGGCGGCGCTCGTGGCGGGCCAATTCTTCTACGACATACCGACCGCCACGTTGTACCTCGACATCGTGGGTGGCGATTCGACTATGAGCGGCAAAGTGGTCGAGGCCAACGGCCAGCGGCACAGTGCGATGGCCGCAGCGATCGGACAGGGAGGATACAGTTTCACGGGTATCCACTTCCACGGTGGGACCGACGGCACCGTCATCATGCAGAACTGCTCGTCTATCTCCTCATGGACGAGTTGTCGGTTCGGACACGGTGGTTTCGTGAACAGCGTGGGCCTGTTGTTCCTGCAGGGCGGCAATCTGTCGGGGTACACCGTCACGGACTGCCTGTTCGAGAACGGCAATACCGACTGCCTGTTCTACGTGGACAACCCGCTGGGCGTCGTCTCGTACTGCACCTTCCTGAGCCTGTACGGGTTCGGGTCGGACCACATGCAGTTCACGGGGACGGTCAACGGCTCAGGAGGAAGCCATGTCCATCATTGCTACGGCTTCGCTCAGGTGGGCACGAACAGCGCCAAAGGGATGATCGTACAGGGGCAGAGCGTCCTGACGGGTGGCCTGAATGTGCATGACAATTTCTGTGACGGCACCAATTACATGTGCTCGTTCGGTGGCCCTGGCCTGACGGGATTCGACAACTACACGATCGACAGGAATGTGCATATCAACGGCCTCGCCAGCTCCAGTGTCGGGAGTTTCGGCATGGGTGGGCCGGGGGCCGGGTGCCGCTGGACCTACAATGTGAGCATCGACAACGCGGGCGCCGTGATGAACTTCTTCGGCAGTTCCAGCAAGACGGGCATTGGTTTCTATCAGAACACTCTTTTCAGATACGCCACGCTGGGAATTGTGTGTTCGGCGGCGGCCGACAAGCTGTCCGGCACGATCGAGGACAACATTATCTGGTCGGCCAGTTCAACTAACAACCATATCCGGCTCCGCGACACGGCCGGCGGCGCGCTGGTCAGCGACTACAACGACATCGGCCCGGAGAAGGCGTCCGGCTATTCCTACAACGGCACGGCCTACAACACCCTGGCCCTGTATGTCGCGGGCGCGAGTCAGGACGCCCACAGCATCAAGAGCGACCCGCTACTCAATACGGCAGTCAATCGTACCGGCACTTACGGCCAGACCTCTGCTGGCGTGGCTGCAACGTATGCCGACGTGTCGCTGACGGCGCTGAGTCCGGCGCGGGCTGCTGGCATCAGGGTCACGGGCATCAACGACACGATGGCGAATCCGCCCGATCTCGGCGCGTTTCAGTACGGGGCGCTCGGCATCGGCCTTCCGGCCAACGCAGGCCGTGCTCGGCGGCGCCAGCGTATCCTGTTCGTGGTGCGGTCGCGGCATGGCCGCGGGAGGCCCTGATGAGTGCGCCTGTCCCCGCCACGGCTGTCAGCATCTGCAACCGAGCCCTCGCGAGGCTTGGGATCAGCTACACGATTCAGGCGCTGACGGATGCCAGCAAGGAAGCGTACCAGTGCAACCTCTGGTTCGTGCCCTGCCGGGAAGCCACCCTGCAGGACATCCCGTGGGGGTTCGCCACCAAGCGGGCCACGCTGGCGCTGTCAGGCACCGGTCAGGCCACCGCGCCGTGGACCTACAAGTACGCCTATCCGAACGACTGCCTGATGGCCCGCTCGATCGACCTGGGCGTCATTATCACCGATCCGAAGCAGCGGATACCGTTCGCCATCGAGTCCGATGGCACGGAGTCCGGTCGGGTGATCCTCTGTGACTTCCCGAACGCCGTCCTGACCTACACCCTGGCGATCACCAATCCGGCGATGTTCACCACGCGGTTCGCCGACGCCCTAGCGTGGAAACTGGCCGAGGACCTGGCGATGGTCATGTCGGTCTCAACCGTGATTCGGGATGGCGTCCACGCGCACTACGAACTGGCGCTGTCGCGGGCCATCATGGCGGATAACCGGGAGCAGCAGGACCGGATGGAACCGGACGCTGAGTTCATTCAGGGCCGACTCTAGTGACCACGCTCAACCAGCCGTCGTTCACGGGCGGTGAGGCGAGCCCGAGCCTGTACGGTCGCGTAGACTTGGCCCGGTACTCCACCAGCCTGAAACTCTGCGAGAACTTCATCGTGCTCCGGCAGGGCGGCGTCACCAACCGCCCTGGCACAGAATTCATGGCACCTGCCAAGTATTCTGGGATAGCGGCAGGGTCCACGACCGGCGTTCGGCTGATTCCGTTCGAGTTCTCCAGCGACCAAACCTACATCCTCGAGTTCGGGCACCTCTACGTCCGGTTCTATCGCGCTGGTGCCCAGGTCACGCAGGTCACTGAAGGGTTCCTATTTCCCGTCTGGGCGATCGGGACCACGTATGCGGCCGGCGACTGGGTGGTCTACCCGATCGCGGGTTCCCAGTCCTACATGGCACTGCAGGCCGGCATCGGCCACCAGCCGGACACGTCGCCGACCTATTGGGTGGCCCAGGACGCCTACGAGCTGCCGACGGTGTACACCGGGGATGAGGTGCGTGATCTGCAGTACACGCAGTCCGCCGATGTCATGACGCTGGTCCACCCGAACCATCCTCCGGCCGAACTGCGTCGGATCGTCGGCGGCTTCTGGCAGTTCACCACGATCCTGTTCACCCCAACCATCGGTACGCCGGCGAGTTTGCTCGGGTATGGGACGGATATTACGGCGGGCTCACCAAACCTCAAGATCCACAGCTACAAAGTGACCGCCATCGGTCCGACAGGGCAGGAGGGATTGGCGGTTACGGCCACGGTGACGGCGATCGTGGAGACCGGAAAGCCGGCCGTCCTGACATGGCCTTCGGTCACGGATGCCGTGAGCTACAACATTTATCGGGCGCGAAACGGCGTCTACGGTTTCATCGGCAGCGTTGACGAGGGGGCCGCGACCGGGTTTGCGGTCTACGCGGGCGGCACCACCTATGTCCGTGGTGATCTCGTGACGTATTCGGGGTCGGACTACTTCTCCAAGACCGGTGGCAACCTCGGGAATCAGCCGGACATCTCGCCGGTCCAGTGGCAGGTCCTGTTGGCGAACGTCTTCATCGACGACAACATCGCGCAGGATTTCACGGCGACGCCGCCGGATTGGGCGAATCCCTTCGGCGCACCGGGCGACTACCCGTCAGTCGTGACCTATTACCAGCAGCGGCTGGCGTTCGCGGCGACCGACAACCATCCGGAAACGATCTGGCTCAGTCGCACGGGCGACTTCCACAACTTCGGGGCCTCGAGTCCGCCGATCGACGACGACTCCCTGAACTTCGTGGTCGCGGCCGAGGAAGTACAGCGCGTCCGGGCGCTCCTGTCGCTCCAGTTTCTCGTGTCACTCACGTCGTCGGCCTCCTGGTTGATCGCGGGGGACCAGGATGGCGTCCTGACGCCGAGTACGATTAATCCTCGCGTGCAGGGATTCGACGGCGCCTCGACCATCAGGCCGGTGAAGGCCGGTGTCTCCGCCCTGTATATTCAGGCCAAGGGGTCGATCATTCAGGACCTGAACTACAGCCTGGACGCCGGCGGTCTGCTCGGGTCCGACCTCTCCATCATGGCGAACCATCTGTTCGAGGGACACACGATCGTCGCGTGGACCTTCGCCAAGGTGCCGCACTCGGTTGTTTGGGCCGTGCGCGATGACGGGCTCCTGCTCGGCTTTACCTACATGAAGGAGCAACAGGTATGGGGTTGGCACCGGCACAGCACCGACGGTACGGTGCTGGATGTGGCCTCGGTCAGTGAGGGTGAGGAGGATGCGGTCTATCTACTCGTGCAACGTACCATCAACGGGAACGCGAACCGCCGCTACATTGAACGGCTGCACACCCGGTTCGTGGGCAGTGATAGTGCCGATGCGTTTTTCGTCGATTGCGGCCTCAGTTATGACGGCGCACCGGTCACCACGTTTGCGGGGCTGGATCATCTCGAGGGGCGCGCGGTGGTCGCACTGGCTGACGGCAATGTCGTCCGGGGCCTGACGGTGAGTGGGGGTGCCGTGACGCTGCCGAACGCCGCCTCGGTGGTCCATATCGGCTTGGCCTACACGTCGACACTGGAAACGCTGGACATCACCGCCGGCCCCTCCACGATACGGACTCGCGAGAAGAACCTGTACAAGATGACCGTCTACGTGCAGGACACCCGCGGGGGATGGCTGGGCCAGGACACGAGCCACCTCACCGAGTTCCGCCAGCGCCAGTATGAACCGTGGGATGTGGCGGTCACGCCAGTCACGGCGGCCATCGAACAGAACATCGAAAGCACCTGGGACAAGCCGGGACGGTTGGTGATTCAGCAACTGGACCCGCTGCCGATCACGGTCCTGTCGATCATGCCCGAAGCCACGGTGGGCGGCGCATGATGGATACCCGGACGTTCCACGTCGATCTCTCGCCCTCGAGTCCTGAAGACGTGTTCGAGATGGGGGACCGTATCCGCCTCGAAGACCGGCTGGAGTGTTGGGCAGCCGCGCATATCTGGGCCGAAGAGGCGATTATGCGGGGACTGGCGAGTTCCACGCGGACATGGACCGCCCGCGCAGATGGCCGGATACTCTCCATGCTCGGCGTCGAGCCCGTCAGTGCGATCACCGGACTAGGCCGTCCGTGGATGATCGGGACGGTGGACCTCGAGACCTACGCCATCGCCGCGATCCGCGCCAGTCGGCCGGCGCTGACGGTCATGCACCAACTGTACCCCCGACTGGAAAACTGGGTCGACGCCCGCAACCTGAAGACGATCCGCTGGCTCCGCTGGCTCGGGTTCAAGGTGTACACGCCGAAGCCGTGGGGACTTGAAGGGATGCCATTTCACCGCTTTACGAGGGGGCTCTGATGTGTATTCCATTGGCCGCTCTCGCGGCGGGAGCCGCCCTGACCGGTGCCACGGTAGGGGCCGTCGGTCAGATTGCCCAGGGCAGTTACAACGCCGCCGTGGCGCGCTCAAACGCCGCCAACCTCGACTATGCGGCGACGGACGCCCTGAATCGGGGACGGATCGCGGCTGACCAGAAACGGACGGATACTGCCAGGGTGATCGGGGCGCAGCGGGCCGGAATGTCCGGTGTCGAATTGAGCGGTGGGTCGAGTCTGGACGTGCTGGTCGGCACGGCGGGGATCGGTGCGCAGGATGCACTCACCATCCAGAACAACGCGGCCCGCGAGGCGTGGGGATACCGCACCCAGGCGGGCTACGCGCGCCAGCAGGCGAAGTTCGCCATGTCGCAGGGTCTGTTCGGCGCTGCCTCGACGATCCTGACCGGCTCGATGCAGGCCGGCGACATCCTGAGTAAGAGATAATGCCCTCCGTCCCGCGCTACGACTCGCCAACGGTCGCACCCCAAGGGGTGCCGATTCCACAGGCGCAGGGTGCGCCCGCAGAAGCGTTCGGCACCGATCTCGGGCGCGGACTGCAGGCCAGCGCGGCGGGCCTCAGTCAGATGGCGGAACGCCAGCAGGAAGAGATGGACGCGGCGCGGATCACCGCCACGATCCCGATGCTGGACGACGCCGAACATCAGGTGGTCACGGCCGCCCGCTCGAAGCAGGGATGGGATGCCCTGCCGGTCCATGATCAGGCAGTCGGTGCGTTCGACAAGGCAACCGACTCCATCGTGAACGGCATGGCGAACGAGCGCCAGAAGACGATTGTGCGCCGGATGGCCTCGCAGCAGCGTGGCAGTATCAGCACGCAGCTCGACAACTACACGAATAGCGAGGTCCGTCGGGCGCAGTCCGTGGATGCCGACACGGCCGCCGCCTCGACCGCGAATCTGGCGGTCAGCCACTACCAGGATCAGGGTCGACTGGCGCAGGACTTCGCCAAGGGCGAGGCCGTCGTCCGGAGTTACGGCCAACGGGCCGGCCTGACCCCAGAGACGGTGGATGCCCAGGTCGCAACGTGGCGGTCGAACGTCCATGTTGGCGTGGTCGAGCGTGCCCTGCAGGATCAGAACGTCGCGTTCGCCCGCACCTATCTGGAGACCAATCGTGACGCCATTGAAGGCGGACAGTTGGGCCGGCTGGAGAAGGCCGTGGCCGAAAGCGGGACGCTGGCCGACGCCTTCGCGGCCACCGATCGTATCATGGCGTCGGCGACCAGTCTGGGTGACGCGCAGAAGATGGTCCGCGAGATCAAGGACCCCGAGGTGCGGCAGCGGGCGCAGACGGAAGTAGATCAGCGGTTCAATGAACAGGAGGCGTCCCACCGGATCGCGGAGAACCATCTGTACGAGGGATGGTCGACGCAACTGGAGCGGAACGGCGACGGGAACATCAACCATCTCCGGGCACAGATGGGCGCCGACTGGCTCAAACTGGATACCAGCAGCCGGGAGTCATTGGAGGCGCGTGCGCGCCAGATCGAACAGCAGTCGATGGGTGTGCCGATCAAGACCGACGAGCGCGTCTGGACTGATTTCACGCTGGCGCCGCCAGAGGTGCAGGCCCAGGTGAACCCGCTGAAGGACTTGCTGCCCTATCTGAGCGAGCCCGACTACCAGGCCGCCGTGCAGCACATCGCTCAACTGCGGGAAGGCGGCAAGGGAGCTGTGGCCGGCGTCACCGACGCCAAGGACCAACTCCTGACGGCCGCGCAGGGTGCGGGCATCGTACCCCGCGACCTGACGAAGAACTGGTCCGATCTGGAGATCCATCGGTACGCCGGGATGCAGCGGGCCATGAACGAGCAGATCAAGGCGTTCCACGATAAGACTGGCAAGAACCCGGACCCGACCGAGACACAGAAAATGGTCGACGGACTGCTACTGAATCAGGTCCGAGTCCAGAAGCCGATCCTCGGCTGGGACGTGCTGGGCACGAAGACCGTGCCCGTACCTGCCTCCTCCGTGATCGACGCCGATGTGGCTGACATGACCGAGGCCGAACTGGCGAAGGTGAACGTGCCGCCCGAGGCGGTGGCCCAGTACACCAACCGCTACCGGAGCATCCACGGCGACGCGATCAGTCGGGTCGACGTGGTGCGGCTGTGGCTGGCCGCCCTCCGGCATGACCGGACCGTGTGGGAGCAGATGGGGCTGGACGGCCCGTAATGGCCGACGATCCCCTGCAGGGTCCGGTCTTCCCACCGACGCCACCGATCCCGACGCTGCCTAAGCCGCGGCCCACCTTCAGTGCGCCGCGACCGAAGCCCACGCCAGCGCCCGATGATCCGCTGCAGTTCTACGACACACCGACCACCAAGGCAGCGGATCCGGCGGCGGCGGCGGTCAGTTTCTACGACCAGAGCGGCAACGGCCGACTGTCGACCTCGGTCGACTTGGCCCATACGGTCAAGCCGGATGCCCACGCCGAGGCGCTGAAGCTCGCGGACCGCACCGGACTCCCGATCGACTTCATCAGCCGCAACATACCGGAGGTCCAGCGCGAGGCGGACCGCCGCGACTTCAACGCCGACCAGTTCCGACGCACCAGTCCGGCGCTGGCAGACTGGCTCCAGAACCCCGATCACGCGATGGTCAGCGGCGACGACCATACGGTACTGCAGAAACTGGAACTGCAGATCCAGTCGATCGCCCAAGCGTGGCGCCAGGGCACGGTGCAGGGTGATCTCGGCGACGAAGCCGTGGCGCTCCGTGCCCAAGCCGCTCGGGCGGCTGGTGGGGCGGACAATCCGCTGACGCCAGAGCAAGCCAGCCAGCTCGCCATGATCGACCAGGCCGAGGGCTATTTCGCCAACGAGTCGCAGGGCCAAGGTGCGCTCGCCTACGGGGTGCGGACCACGGCCGCCCTCGCCCGCGGGCTGCTCGGGTTTGCGCGGGCTGGTGCCGTGCCAGGGATGGTCGGCGGGGCGTTGGCGGGCGCTGCAGCGGTCGCGGCCGGACAGCCGGAAGCCGTGGTGCCGGCCGTGAAGACCGGCATCGCGGTCGGTGGAGCGGCTGGCACCTATAAGTACGCGTTCGATCAGTCGATGGGCTCGGCGTTCCGTGAATTCTCGGCGATCACCGACGAAAGTGGCCGACCGCTGGACCCGCAGATTGCCAGCATCGCGTCCGCCGGCGTCGGGGCGGTGAACGCGGCCTTGAATCTCGTGGGTGAGCGCGTCCTGCTGAAACTCGTGCCAGGCGCAGAGCAGTTCCTGAACGCCAGTCCGCTCGGTGTACAGGATGCGGTCAAGATGGCGCTGACCAAGCCGACGTTCCGGATGGCGCTGCTCGAGGCGGGGAAGTCGTGGCTGCACTCGGGGACGATCAACGGTGCCTTGGGCGCGGCACAGGAACTGGTCACGATCCTCGGGCGCGAGGGAGCGGAGGAAGCATCAGGCGGTACATTCGCACCGCAACCGGCTGGTGCCGACGTAGGCCGAGTGAAGTCTGGCGGCCTCGCCGGCGTCGTGGGTGGTCTCGGCGTCGGTGCGATCCTCTCCACCCCACGGCTGGCAATGGAGTCGGCGGCGGTCCGCAATGCGAACATCGTGGTCGACCAGTTCAAGGCGCTGGGCGAGACGGTGAAGGAGAGCAAGACCGCCGAACGCCTGCCGTCAGCGGTACAGGACCTCGTGCAGCACGCCGTCAACACCCACGACGCCCCGGAGAACGTATTCGTCGACATCGGCCGCTGGCAGACGCTGTTCCAGACGGCTCCTGCTGGCGCGGCCGAAGAAGCCGCTACCCAGATCCTCGGGAGTCCGGATCAGTACCGGGAAGCCGTGGCGAGCGGCGGCGACCTCGTGATCCCGCTGTCCCAGTACACGGCCAAGGTGGCGGGCACGCCGCTCGGCGACCGCCTGATGCCGGAGATCCGGATTCGACAGGGTGATCTGTCCCAGCGTGAGGCCGAGGAAGCGGCGAAGACGATGGAGTCCGCCGCCGGTCCCGTGGCCGATGAAGCGATCCTGACGCCAGCGCAGAAAGCCGCCCAGAGTTTCCAGACTGGGATGGAAGCCCAACTCCGGGATGCGGGGGCGAGCCCGGCTGAGGCGGAGGCCCAGGCTGCGGTACCGACCGCCTTCTTTCGGACGCTCGGGGAGCGCGTCGGCCAGAACCTGTTCGACCGCTACCGGATCAACGTGGCGCGGCGGGAGACGATACCCGAGGCACAGCAGCCCGAGCAGCCGTCAGCCGCCGAGGCGCCACGGGCGGTCCTGCCGGAGCCGAGTCCGGACCCGGTGGGGTACAAGCGGAACGTCCAGAAGTACACGGACGCCGAACTGCTGCGCCGGTACGAAGACACGCACACGCGATTTGAGAGCGTGTACGCCATCAGTCAGCAGGTGGGCCAGAAAGGCATGGGCACGCTCAAGGATTTCCGGCAAGCCCAGAAATTCGCCAGTCTCCGCCAGGGTCACGACTCCGCCTACCTCATCAAACTCGGCGACGAACTGCGGCGTCGGGGAATTGACCCAGACCAATTCCTCTATGAACGACAGCAGGCCCGCGAGGCAGTACCGAGTGAATTTGACCTGAGTCCGGCGGACAAAGCCGCCTTTGACGCCGCCAGCGAGCGCGCTGCGATTCAGGACGAAGCCAAGGGCGGCACCGTAGACGTGGCCCGCGCCTACAAACGCTCCATCCTGTCACCAGATGTTCCGTTCGCGTCGGATGCGACGGTGCTGTTTCAGCGGAAAATCGACCCCAATCTCAGAGTCCAGATAGAGCAGTATTATCCGGAAGCCAGCGACCAGGCCGTCAACATCATCCTCAAGTACAAGGGTGATATTGCGGCTGCCCTTAACTCGCTGCCTTTTGATGATGCACGCGGAACTGGGTTTAAGTCTGATAAGGCAATGCTAGCCGAGGAATTGGACAATCTTCAGTACGATGACAACGGCAAGTTGCGTGAACCGATCACGCTGAAGTCGAACGCCGAACTGCTGGGCTCAGAGCCGAAGGGTGACGCCGATGGCACACCAGCCGAGCGCGAATTGTTCCAAGCATGGGCGAGCCTCGACAAGATCGACGCCCGCGAGGGACGGCGCACCACGAAGCCGGACCCGGCCGAACTGGCGGTTGCTCGTCAGCGCCTGCTCGACGCGGAGACGAACGTCCAACGGGAGAAGGACGGCTTGCCCCCGATCCAGACGCCAGTCGAGTTGCCGGATGTACCGGGACCGGGCGGGCCGACACTGGAGGAATTCACCGCACAGATGCGGGCGCGACTCGGTGAGGCCGGGCTGAAGCAAGGCGAGAAAACACTGGAGACTGTCGTTGGCACAGCAGAGCGTGGTACTAAGGCGGTAACGGCAAACGGGACGGAAGTAGAACTCGCCCATTCTGGGATGCAGAGTTCTGCTGGCAAGACGGTCTCTACGCTTGATGGCGGCCAGATGGATAAGTCGGCAATCGCCAAAATCGTAGATAAGAACGGCAATGTTCTCTGGGAAAGAGGCCAGCCGTCTACGGCGAAGGGCGCCATCCAGTTCTCCGGCGCCGGCCCGATTCGGGAATTCAACATCTCCCTCTTGCCCACGGCGGACCGCAGCACGTTCCTGCACGAGACCGGCCACCTGTTTCTGGAGGTCATGTCCGACCTCGCGGACCAGCCAGCCGTCGCCGAGGACATGCAGGTCATCCGTGATTGGGTGGGCAACGACGGGACGCCGTTCACCGAGGCGCAGCACGAGCAGTTCGCCCGCGGCATCGAAGCCTATCTGCTGGAAGGCAAGGCACCCAGCGCGCCGCTCCGGACGGCGTTCGCCCGGTTCCGGACCTGGCTGGTGGCGATCTACCGGGAACTGCGGAACCTGAACGTGACCCTGACGCCCGAAGTCCGGTCCACGATGGACCGGCTCCTGGCGAGCGAGGACGAGATCACGGCGGCCCAGCAGGCCCAGCGGTACGAGCCCCTGAAGCAGGCTGATCTCGGGGCGACAGCGGCAGAATATGCCGCCTACCGCCGGAGCACCGATCGGGCCACGGAAGCCGCCCAGACGGGCCTCGTGGCCGACCTACTCAAGGAGGAGCGTCGGGAGTCGACCGCGTTCTGGCAGGCTGAGACGGAACGTACCAGGGCCGCGGTGGCATCGGTGCTGGAGGCCGATCCCGCCTATCAGGCGCTCAACTACCTCCAGACTGGCGCGTTGCTGGAAGGGGCCTCCGAGGAGCAGAAACTGGCCTTCTTGGAGACGGAGCCGGTCAAGTTGGACCGCGGCATCCTGGCCCATCGGTACGGGGAGACGATCCTGACCGAACTGCCCGGTGGCGCCAAGGGCGAGGGGAAGCGTGTCTGGGTGGCCGAGGGCGGGGTGGATCCGGACGAACTGGCGCCGCACTTCGGGTTCGAGTCCGGCGACGAACTCGTGCAGGCGCTGCTCGAGAAGAAGGGGAAGCCGCTGGACGGCCCGACCGGAGAGATCGAACGGCAGACCCAGGCGCAGATGCGGGCGAACCACCCCACCCTGCTCGGGGACAGCGCCCGGCTGGCACAGGCGGCCCAGGCCGAGGTGCACCGCGGCGAGCAGACGAACGTCCTGCTGACGGAACTCAAGATGCTGGGCAAGCGCCGGGGCCAGCGGTTGCCGCCGAATATCGACGCCGTGCGGGAGCAGGCGCGAGCGATCGTGGGCCGGAAGTCGGTCCGCGACCTGTCGCCGTCCAGCTACCAGAGTGCCGAGGCACGGAACGCCAAGCTGACCGAGGATGCGCTGGCGAAGGGTGACTTCGCGGCGGCGGCGGAATTCAAGCGCAAGCAGCTCCTGAACCACCTGGCCTACAAGATTGCCACGGACCTGCAGGAGAAGTCCGCCAAGTCGGCCGAGTACCTGAACGACATGGGCACCGACCGGGTGACCGCGATGCTCACCAAGGCCGGCGGCAGTTATCTGGAACAGCGAGACAAACTGCTGGAGCGGTTCGACTTCGCGCGGCGGTCCCTGAAGACGGTCGACCGGAACACGTCGCTGGCGGAGTGGATTGACGAACAGAAGGCACTCGGTCGCCAGCCGCAAATCAGCGCCGACCTGCAGGCCGAGGCGTATCGAACGAACTGGAAGAACCTGACGCCGGACCAGTTGTTCGACTTGCGGGACGCCGTGCGGCAGATCGTCCACCTCGCCAGGACGAAGAACCTCCTGATCGCCGAGCAGAAGGGTCGCGAGATACAGGCGGCCGTGACGGACATGGCGACGAGTATCATGGGGTTCACCAAGCATCCGAAGACCGCACCGCTAGGGGCACTGACGGGCAAGGAGCGGCTGGCGGCGAACTTCGATGCGTTCATAGCCTGGCACACGAAGCTCGGCATCATCGTCCGGAATCTGGATGGCAACCAGGACAACGGAGCCGTGTTCCGCAACTTCCTGGCGCCGATCGAAGAGGCCCAGAACCACGAAGCGACCCGGATGCAGCGCGAGGGTGCGAAGACGGACGCCATTTTCAAGCGGTACTACACAGCCGCTGAGAACACGACAATGGCGCGGTTCGAGCGGGCCGTCGTACCGGGTGCCGAAGAGGCCGGGATGCTGTCCCACTGGGACCGTCTCCTGATCGCCCTCAATGCGGGTACGGCCGACAACCTGAAGAAGCTGATCGACGGCTCGACGCTCCGGCTCACCGAGTCCGGCGTGCAGGCGGTCATCAACTCGCTGGCGAAGCGGGACATGGAGTATGTGCAAGCGATCTGGGACCAGATCGGCTCCTACTGGGAGGAGATCAAGGCGAAGCAGGAGCGGGTCACCGGCCTCGCCCCGGAGAAGGTTGAGCCCCAGGTGGTGCATACCCGATTCGGTGACTACGCCGGCGGCTACTTCCCGATCGTGTACGACAGCGAGCGGTCCCCAATCGCCTACGGGCACGAGATGGCGGAGATGGCGGACGTAATGAAGCGGACCGGCTACGGCAACAGCACCACCGCCCGCGGGCATACCATCAACCGGGTGGAGAGCGCCGGTATCCCGCTCCGGCTGGACCCGGCCATCATCTACCGGCACCAAATGCAGGTGATCCATGACCTGACGCACCACGAGATGCTGATTGACGCCAACCGCCTGCTCCGCCACGAGGAGTTCCGGTCCGCGATCCTGGCGAACGCCGGCCCCAAGGTGTACCGCGAGATGCAGTTGATGCTCGGCGACATCGCCACGGGGTCGACCATCCCGATCACGCCGGGCGACCGGCTGACGAGCTGGCTCCGGCAGGGCAGTGTGTCGGCCATGCTCGGCTGGAACGTGGTGACCGGCCTGATCCACGTCAGCGGACTCGCGAATGGCATCGTCCGTATCGGTGCGGACCGGGTGGCCCAGGGCATGAACCAGTGGCTCCGGAGCGGTCCGGCTGGTCAGGAGCATACCTTGGCATGGATTCGGGACAAGTCCGAGTTTATGAACGAGCGGGCCGGGAACATCCAGCGGGATCTGCGCGAGGCGCTGATCCGGATACAGGCGCCGGGGGTATTCTCGGACGCGAAGGCCAGCTACTACTCGCTGATCGGGAAAGTCGTCCTGATGACCGATATCCCGATCTGGCTGGGCGCGTACCAGAAAGCCGTCGACACGCTGAAGCCGGACGACTTCTCCAGCCCCGAGGCGATGGAGCACCATGCCTCGCTGCTGGCGGACCAAGCGGTGCGCGACTCCAAGGGCGGTGGTCTGCTGGTCGACCAGGCGCGGGTCGAGCGCGGCGGGCAGGGCCAGAAGTTGTGGACGACGTTCTACACCTACGGCGCGGCGCGGTTCAACCAGAACCGGGAACTGTTGCACCGGACGGACTTCACGAGCCCCAAGTCCGCCGGCGCGTTCATGGTCGACGCCCTGATGCTGAACGTCGTCCCGATCGTGCTGATCGGTGCCCTGAAGGCGGCACTGAAGGGGCAGGCGCCGGATGAGAAGGAACTGGCGAAGGAGACCGCCGCCGCGCTGCTGGATCAGTTGATTTACGTGCGCGAACTCGTGCAGCCGATTATGACCGGCGAGTACAAGGGGCCGGCCGGGATGCGGATTATCGGGGCGACGGCGGACCTCGCCGCGCAGATCGGCCAAAAGAAAGCCGACGCCGCGTTCTGGAAGGCGCTGAACATGGAGGGCGGGCTGCTGTTCCACTACCCGGCACTGCAGGCCCAACGGTCCGCCCAGGGCGCGTATCTACTATTCTCCGGCAAGACTCAGAACCCGTTCGCCCTCATCTCGGGCGGGCCTACCAAGCCGCACTAGGGGGAACGTATGACCGTGACCAGCACGATCCATGAGTCGACGTTCTCGGGCAACAGTTCGGCAACGGACTTCCCGATCACGTTTCCGTTTCTGGACGACACCGACCTGATCGTCACGCTGACCGACGCGCTCGGGATCGACACCGTGCTCGCGCTGGTCACGCACTATTCGGTGACTGGCGCGGGTGACCCCAGCGGCGGCACGGTCACGATGGTCACGGCACCGGCCACTGGCGAGACCATGACGGTGGAACGGCGGTTGCCGTTCACCCAGGAGACCGACCTGCAGAATCAGGGACCGTATTTCGCCGAGACGGTCGAGGATGCGCTGGACAAGGTGACGATGTTGACTCAGCAGCTCGTCACCCAGACGCAACTCGACGATGCGGTGGCGACGGCGGTTGCGGGCGTCGTGGCGGGCACCTTCGATCCGGTCCTGACCGATGGCACCACCGTTGCTCGCACCCTGCAGGTCCGGTTCGGCGATACGCTGCACTCCCGCGACTTCACGGGCACAGCCTATGGCGACGACATCGCGGACGCGACCACGAGGATGCAGGCGTGGCTGGATGCGATTCCGGTCGGCGGGATCGGCGTGCTCGACCCTTGCGACGTGGCCTACCGGATCTCTCTGGCTCTGACACGTACCCACCCCTGCACCCTGTACATGCACGGGTCGGTGATCCATCAGGTGACCACGAACCAGCGCGGGATGTACCTGACCAGCGGCGGGATTCACCTGTTCGGGGCCGATGTGCGCGGCCCCCAGTACGCGATCGCCCGCTCGACCGAGGACGGCATCTACTTCTTCGGGGCGGACTCGTCGCACTACCTCGAGGACGTGGTGCTGCGGGACTGCAAGGTGTCCAGTTGGGGGCGTGCTGGCATCAGCCTGAAATATGTCAGCGACTTCGCGGTCGACAACTGCAAGGCCCAGAATATCGCGGTCCTGGGGATCACCTCGTCGTCGTCCAAGAAGGGCAAGATCGTCCACAACCATGTGGACACTGTGGGGAGTGGCGTCGACACCTACGGCATCGCCATGACCCGATTCAACAGCGATAGCCTCGTGACGGAACCGCGGAGCGAGGACATCGAGTGCGCGCATAACCTTGTGGAGAACGTCCCCTTCTGGGAAGGCATCGACACCCACGGTGGCAAGAAGCTCAGCATCGACAACAATGTCATCAAGGGCTGCAAGGTCGGTATCGCCTTGGTGAATGCCCGCAACCTGGCAGGCGTCGA